TCAAGACCTACTGACAGCGATTGATGAGTCGTTCAAGGTAGTTAATCGCTCGTGAGAGCACGCCGAAGCATACCAAAGACGGGATCAGCATACCCTAAAGGGCGCTGTGATACGGAATTGACGCTTTAAGGAGACAATATGGCACTACCGAAACAGGTGCAGGCCCAGCTTGCAGAAGTTGAAGAACTTGAGAAACAGCTAGACGCCCAGAGGAACCCAGACGAGGTTCAAATGGATACGGAGGCTGAAGTACCATCTGATACCGAAGAAGCACCCGAACCGGTCGAAGTAGAACCAGCTGACACATCGCCAACGGACGCAGAGGAAGAGACGTTTAAGCAGAAGTACGCAACCCTGTTGGGTAAGTACGACGCTGAAGTTCCACGGTTGCACCAAGAAGTTAAAGCCGTGACCTCAGAACTTGAGCAAATCCGCAGGGATTTAACTGCTAGACCCGTCGAACCGACAAAGCCGAAGGAGAAAGTCAGTTTAGTAACCGACGAAGATCGAGCCGAGTACGGCGAAGAACTTCTCGACGTTCAGCGACGTGTCGCGCAAGAGGTCTCTCAGGACTATGAGGACCGAATTGGGCAGCAGGACGCGGTGATCTCAGAGTTGCAATCAAAACTTGCGGCTACGGGTGACCAAGTCGGCAGTATGGATTTTTCACAGCGCTTAACGCAAGCGGTGCCTGATTGGTCTGAGATTGACGGTGATGAACGATGGGTAGCGTGGCTAAACGAGCATGATCCCATGCTCCGCGGACCTCGCAGAGTTCAAGCTCAAAAGGCGTTCGACGCAGGTGACGTTGAAGCTGTAGCCCACTATGCGAAGCTATGGAAAGAAACGATAGCCGAGCCGACCGCCGACAAAGATACTCGGACTAGAGAACTCGAAAAACAGGTTGCGCCAAATCGCTCTGCAAACTCTGTTCGTACTCCGAGCAACGGTCCCAGCACCAAACAGTATTCTCCGCGCGAAGTGGACGCTGCTTGGAATAAGGTCCGAACGCTTAATACACACGGTAAGTATCCAGAAGCAGAGAAACTTGAAGCTGAATTGACGTCTGCTTACCTCGAAGGTCGTGTTAGAGTCTAACTATATCCGCCTCGTGAAAGCAGCCGTTACGTACTCACAAACGTAGGAGGCCAAAATGGCTGCTGTATTTCCCGTCGTCGGTTCCGGCGCATTCGACACAAACCCATCGTACTCAGGTTCGTTTATTCCACAGTTGTGGTCTAACAAACTAAACGCCAAATTCTATGCCCACACAATGCTGGCCGAGATTGCCAACACTGATTGGGAAGGCGAGATCAAAAACAAAGGCGATACAATTCGTATCCGTACGGCCCCATCGATCACCATCAATGATTACGCTGGCGCTGGTACTACACTGACCGCACAAGTCCCTGTACCGATCTTCCAAGACATGCAGATCAACAAGGGTAAGTACTTCAGCGTTCAGATCAACGACGTGCTCGCACACCAAGCGGACATGGACTTGATGAACATGTTCACTGAAGACGCTGCCAAGCAGATGAAAATCCAGATAGAAAACGATACGTTCTTCCAGTACTTTGTCACCGAAGGCGCAACCGCGCTGAACAAAGGTGCTACTGCTGGTGCTCTTTCTGGTGCTTACAATTTGGGCACAGACACTGCTCCGATTGACCAAGCAACGCCTGCTAACGTGCTGAACGCAATCTTGCAGATGTCTTCTACCTTGGACGAGCAGAATGTCCCCGAGGACGGACGTTGGCTTGTCATGTCACCACGTGACCGCCAGCTGCTTATGCAGACTGACATCGCGCAGGCGTATTTTACTGGAGATCAGTCAAGCACCATCCGTACCGGCAAAATCGGTATGCTGGACCGCTTCACTGTGTATGTCAGTAACTTGCTGCCCAAAGGTAACGCTGCCAAAGCTACTGTTGCGGGCCTTACAGACCCAACTACAGGCGCAACTTTGACCAGCGCTAAGAAGCGTCGGATGATGGTAGCGGGTACTAAGCACGCATGTGCGTTTGCCTCGTCGATCAGCAAGACCGAGCCTCTACGTAACCAGACCGACTTTGGCGACATTGTCCGTGGGCTTAACGTCTTCGGCCACAAAGTCCTAAAGCCAGAAGCTCTGGTTACAGCCATTGTTGGCTCTGCTAGCTAACAACCGGTGGGGGAGGTTGGTTAGGTTTCGCACTGCGATGCCTCCCCCACTACATTCTAGCTTAGTTAGGAGCTTATCGTGGCTACAGTAAAAGTAATAGACGTCATCGATCGTGTACAGCACGTACTGCAAGATACGGGCGTTCGCTGGCCTCGCCTTGAACTACAGGACTGGATCAACGAGGCTTACCTAAATATAACCTTGCTGCGCCCTGACGCTAGCTCCGCAAGTGGTACATTTACTTGCGACGCTAATTCCCGGCAAACACTGACAAAGACTTCGGGTGGGTTTCCTTCCGCGCTTAGGCTTTTAGATGTTACGCGAAACGTGAAGACCGGGGGCTCGCTAAAAGCTATCCGCTTAGTGTCTCGCTCAGTCCTAGACGACCAGCGACCCGCGTGGCACGCTGAGACCGCGAGTGATAACGTACAGCACTACATGTATGATCCGCGCCAGCCTAAGCAGTTTTTTGTCTACCCCCCTGCCTTAGCCACGGCGGAGATCGAAGTGGTTTACGCAAACGCGCCAGCGGCCCACGCCTTAACTGATGCGCAGCTTGACCCAGCGGCGAGCCCCGCCAGTACTGTCGTCATAAATTTAGATGATGTCTATATGTCTCCCATTATCGACTGGGTTTTGTACCGCGCCTACTCCAAGGATGCTGAGTATGGTGCAAACGAGCAAAGGGCGGCGGCTGCGTACCAGTCGTTTACTGGCGTGATAGGAGCAAAAAGTCAGACGGATGCTGCTGTATCCCCACAATCTGTTAGTTCGGTGACCTAGGATGGCGGTTATATGGGAGAAGTTTTACCCGTATATTCAACCGTACCTCCCCGGTTGCCCTGAGATTGTGATAGAAACGCACCTCAAAGAAGCAGCTGCGGAGTTTCTAGCCCGCAGCGAAATCTGGCGTTTCGATATTGATAACGACTTTACTAGCAAGTCGACTAAAGACTACGATCTAGACACCCCGACTGGCGCAGTTTTGGAAAACATTTATGAGTTGTTATTAGACGGTCGCCTGCTTTCGCGCGTAAGCGACCGGCATGTTAACGGGTCTCGCTTCTTAAATAACGGCTCACCTATGTACTATAGTATTTACCAAGATAGCGCTATTCGGTTTTACCCCACTCCCGACAAGAAATACACGTTCCACGGCGTAGGCGTGCTTAAGCCGAGCCTTACCGCAACGGGCGTTGAGGACTGGATATACGAGACACACGGTCGTTGTATTTCCTACGGGGCCGTTGCTAGGCTTGCCGAAGTTCCCGGCAAGGAATGGCATAATCCCGAGATAGCGGCCTACTACCGCAGCAAATTCGATATGGAAGCGGACGTAGCTAAGTCGCGTGATTACCGGCGCGTAAACTTACGCGTCAACAGCCCAACATTTGCGGAAAGTAGGAGAACCTAATGGCTGACACCTATAAATACGTGCAGGGTGACACCGGGCCTCAAATAAAGGTCACCATCACGAGTGCCGACGGTACTGCTACGGACCTAACAGGAGGATCGGTCACACTGCATTTTCGGGCTGCGGGCGAAACAACGGTTCTGTTCTCTCGAGTTTTGGTTAATTCAAATCAGACAACAGATACTGGCAAAACTGTGTTACAGTTTCAAGATGGCGATCTGAATGTAGACGCCGGAAACTATGAAGGCGAGCTAGAAACCATTCTTACGGGTCTTCGAGAGACGCGTTACGAGCTTCTGAAGTTTAAAATCCGAGAGGACTTTGCGTGACCAAAAAGTACACCCTTAGCGCCCAGTCTCTAGCCGTAACTTATACGGCTCAGTCGCTGGCGTTTGCCATTAAAACCGCAGACGTGGTTGGCGGGACTAGCATAGCTGCTAGCAACCTAAGGTTTTCGATCGAACAAGGCTTTTTTGTGCGGTTTATAAGACTGTTTGACAATTCAGCGGTGTCTGACAGCGAAATGCGAGCATTTTTTAAAGGTGCAACAGACAGTTCTGTTCTTGCCGACGCCGCAACGACAGCATTTGTTAAAGCCCGAGCAGATACAGCGGCAACGGCAGACGAGATAGTGTTTGCTACTTTCAAGGCACTGGCTGACACGGCTACGGTGACAGATGCGGCAACGGCTGCTTTTACTAAATCGCCCAACGACACGATCCAAGCCACCGATGATGTTGACGGGGCTGCGTCTATTCTCGACGATCAAGAGATACAGTATTTCAAAACGCGCACAAACATTGCGGTGCTAACCGACGAAGAAAAATTTGATTCGGGTAAGTCGCAAACGAACCAGCTTAACGTACTTGATGAAATTGTTATGCAGAGAGCGTACGAGCGGGCGTACGCAGACGCATACTCGGCTTCTGAAGTCTATGCCTCGTTGGTGGCAAAACCTGCGTCCGATTCTGCGGGAGTTACAGACACTGTTAGCGGCCGCGCACACACAAAACTTATTAAGCATGAAATAGGCACCGACGAAGTTAGGTGGTTCGACAACTACAGTGTTGCAACCGATCGCACTTACCAGAGCATCGAGAGAGCATTTGATGCTCAGAGAGAGAACGTCACCGGTAATGGGCCTTCCCCCCATATGCTGTTGAATTGGCTCCGATCACCGAATCCTGACACCGGTCGCCTTTGGGGTGACTGGCTGGATGACGGAGAATGGGACAGAGACACAGTTGCTGGTGGCGAACCGCAAGCTGCGTGGCTTTTGTCGACTTACATGAAAGTTATTAACATATGGGGCCGTATTCTAAATTACGGCGCTGCGACCGGAACCACTCCCGCTTCGATGGAAACGTACCTCCGAGACGTGTTTATACCAAACTACCCTCACGTGTTTATCCAAGAGAACCATACTGCGCAGCTGAGTAAGTCTGTGTCCGACGTCGCGTCCCTGACCGATACGCCCGCTAAGTCTTTCGGGCGCTCAGCGGCGGATGCGGGTAGCGTTACCGACACGCGAGTTTCTACATTTACATCGGTTCGCGGCGAGACTACTGCCGCCCAAGACGCCTATACGCGCTCGCTCACCAAAGCGTTTTTCGAAACCCCTTTGACATCAGATGTGTTGTACAGCCAAGTCGACTACGTTCGGGCGTTTACCGACACGGCAACCGTTACTGACGACTTAGATGGCTCAGCGTCTATTTTAGACGACCAAGAGCTACAGTTTGTCAAAGACCGCACCAATACATTCAGTGCGGCTGAGTCCAAGTCACTTGGATTAGAAAAACTCTTTCTTGAAACACCCTCGGTAACCGACGCAGGGTCTCTACTAAGTCAGGGTTTTGCTGACTTTAATTTCTTTGCGGAAGACTTCGTCGGTGCTTCCCGAACTTTTACCTAGGAGATCGTTATGATCCATGAAAACCTAAAACTATCTGGTCAGCTTAACATCGTCCTGAAGGACAAGGCCGGGAACACAAAAACGGAACGCGAAGAAAAAAATCTTGTTGTAAACACAGGACTGGCTTTTATCATTAACCGCATGAAGTCGGACGTGTCGGGCGGAAAAGCTCTCATGTCCCACATGGCCGTGGGGTCTGGAACTACAGCCGCGGCCGCGGCTCAGACCGACCTTGTTACCCTACTTGGTTCCCGCGAAGCGTTGGATTCTACGACCATAGCAGGAACCGACGACGAAAAAATTGTTTACGTTTCTAGTTTTGAAGCGGGCGACGGTACGGGCGCGGTTACGGAAGCTGGCGTTTTTAATGCGGCAACTTCAGGCGACATGCTTTGTCGCACAGTTTTCGCCGTAGTCAACAAAGCTGCTGATGACACGATGGCTATTACGTGGACCATCACGCTGGCGGCATCTTAAACTAAAAAAGGGGGCGAACCGTGGCAACTATTGTAAATCGGGCTAACAAAGGTTCGCCCCTCAGTAATACCGAAGTCGACGCTAATTTCACCAATCTGAACAATGATAAGCTTGAAACTAGCGCCGCTTACGTCCACCCAACGGGCGCTGGCAGTAACCACATCCCAACGGGTGGGTCTTCTGACCAAGTATTAACCTATAGTGCTTCCGGGGTAGCGGCGTGGGCCGCACAGGGTAACCCTACGACTATAAGCACAACACCTCCGTCTAGCCCGAGTGTTGGCGACCAGTGGATCGACAGCGAGACGATGCGGGTCTATGTTTACTACGAAGACGTGGACACGAGCCAGTGGATTGGCTTTTCTAGTATGACAGGCAGTGTGCAGGGCGGTAATGTTCTACAGGTAGGCGATGGCGGTCTCACGCAAAAGAATTTTACAACTACCCTTAAAACCAAGCTAGACGGCGTCGCCACTAGCGCGAATAATTATACTCTTACCGCTGCGTCTGCGTCTGCATTGGGCGGCGTGAAGATTGGTACGAATCTGGCTATCGACGGCGCTGGCGTTTTGTCCGCAACCGACACCGATACCGACACAGTCTACACCCACCCGACCACAAACGGAAACAAGCATATCCCAGTGGACGGTTCTACAGGGCAGTTCCTAAAGTGGGATAGTGCTGGCACGGCTGTTTGGGCCGCGGATAACGATACAGTTTACACCCACCCAACCACAAACGGAAACAAGCACATTCCACAGGACGGTTCTACAGGGCAGTTCCTAAAGTGGGATAGTGCTGGCACGGCTGTTTGGGCTGCGGATAACGATACCGATACAGTTTACACCCATCCGACCGGATCAGGAAATAACCACATTCCAGCGAACGGTTCTACGGGTCAGTTCCTAAAGTATGACAGCGCAGGAACCGCTGTGTGGGCCGCGGACAACAATACCGATACAGTATACACACACCCTACCACAGCAGGTAATAAACACGTTCCCGCTGGCGGCGCATCGGGCCAAGTGTTGTCGTACGCATCTGATGGAACCGCCCAGTGGGTATCTGCATTTTCGGCAGGCGCGTCTTACGCAACTTTTGTATCTAAAACCTCTGTCTCGACGGCGGTGTCAGCAGTCGATATAACAAACTTGGACGCGGACGCACATTACCTGTTTCGCGGATGGTTTATATTCGCAACCGACAACAACATGAGCTTTTCGTTTTACGACGGGGCTTCAATAAACACAGCACAAGCCATTTATTACCAGCAGAATAAAATGAGTGGGCTTACTACCGATTATTCAGCATCGTCCAGCACCCAGTCGGCAACAAACAAAAATTATGATACATATATTGGCGGTCATTTCAGTCGCGGTCTTACTTTTGATGGCAGTATTCTTACAAAATCGGGCACTGCGAAGATGGTGCTACAAACACAAGGGCGGACCACACCAGACAT